CGGGAGATGGACGGCAAGCGCAGCGGGGGTCTGAACACTCAGGCTCAATCAGCATGGCCGACTCCCTTGGCGAGCGACCAGAGGGGTTCTGCGGGAGTGGGGAAAAAAGAATTACCGAACATAGCCAAATACGCTTCTGGGAAGATTCCGAAGTCATCTACTGCCGAGACGGAAAGTACCGCACCATCCCAACTCAACCCGAGGTTTTCCCTCTGGCTAATGGGATATCCAATCGAGTGGGCATACTCAGGGGAGCGGGTAACGCCATTGTCCCGCAAGCGGCAGCAGAAATCATAAAGGCGGTCATGTAATGAAACTCCCACAAGGGTTAGACCTAGATCAATACATCGAACTCACCTCCATGATGGATGCGTCACAGATACACTCTGCCGGCAAGTGGCGTGATGAGGTATTAGAGCGATCAAAGGGACAAAAGATATGGGGTGCTAAGTTACCCTGGTCGAAGACATGGGAGACATTCCGTCTACGCGAAGGGGAATTGACGCTATTTGCCGGGGCTAACGCCTCGCGCAAATCAATGATCTGTGGAGAGATAATCCTACACTTGCTCAAACACTCTAAGGTCTGCCTCGCGTCCCTTGAGATGAAACCCAGTGAGTCACTGTACAGGATGCTAATGCAGTCAGCAGGGGCTAGAGAGGGGACTCCTAATGAGACCTTCATTGACGAGTTCACAGCATTTACCGACAAGAACCTAGTCATCTTTGACCAGTTAGACACAGTTAAACCTGAGAGAGTCTTGGCGATTATCAACTACTGCGCGAAGGAATTGGGGTGTAAGTATATCTTTGTCGACTCACTGGCTAAGTGCGGGACAGGCTTTCAGGACTACTCTGCGGAGACTGAGTTTGTGAACAAGCTACAGCATTCCGCGAAGACTTTAGGCATAGGGATTATCCTTGTCGCACACATCAGAAAGCCCCCACAGGCAGATGATAACTGGATACCAGACAAGTACTCTATTCGTGGTGCTAGTACCTTGTCGGACATGGCAGACAATGTGATTTTGACGGCATCCAATCCCAAGAGAAAGCAACTCAAAGAGCTGACCAAAATTACTGAGTTAGACGAGAAGCAGCAGGAGTATTTAGCGAAACACAAAGACCAAAAACTTATCATCGCAAAGCAAAGACACGCGGGAGGATGGGAGGGTACTTATAATTTTTACTTTCATGACAATAGCTTACAGCTAACCGAGCAAGAGAATAGACCGAGGAGATTTTATTTTGAAAACAACGAAGAAACTGTTGACGATGACATAGATTTGTTCTAATCTACAACTACATTCTGAGGAGGATGATATGAATATTTCAACTATTGAGCAGTTCCTAACACGCGAAGATGTATTCACCTGGATCACAGATGGTCAGCTAGACCTACCCGATAACCTGGCAGATGAATTAGTAGCCAGAGCTATCCGAGAGACAGGCTTTGCGTTCTTACTAGACGCATTGCACACCCAAAACTACTGCGAGTCCTTCGCGGTAGATCTTGTAGATTCGCTTAACACTAGCAACCTATTTGATATTGCCTCATTCCAAGAGCAGACGCTCAAAGCTTTGCGAGACTACGCAAGGTATATCTGTGACTGCAACATTGACATAGGCATGGAGGCGCTTAGGAAGTTTGAGGGAAAGTACGCGAAGGATGCTCAGATAATTAACTTATGGCAAGAGAGGGGATTAACAGTATGAAGCAGTCAGAATCAATCAAGGAACTCGCAGCCGCTATGGCTGCGGCACAAGGTGAGATGGGGTCAGCGATAAAAGGGGCTTCAAATCCATTTTTCAAATCGAAATATGCGGACTTGGGGTCAGTGATACAAGCTATCAAAGCCCCCTACGCGGCACACGGATTGAGCTATGTTCAATTCCCTATCACTGGCGATAACTCAGTAGGCGTAATCACTCGCCTAATGCATTCGTCTGGAGAGTGGTTGGAGCAGGAGTACTTCATCCCTCTTGGGAAGATGGACGCACAGGCTGCGGGTTCAGCTATAACGTACGCAAGACGGTACGCTTTACAGGCTATCGCAGGAATTCCTGCTGAGGATGACGATGGCAATGCTGCGGCACAAGCTAAGCCTGAGTCAGTAACCAAAGCTCAGGCTAAGGTTATTGGCGAGCTAATCAAACAGTCTGGGGCTGATACTGAGAAGTTCTGCATAGCATTTAAGTGCAAAGATGTTGCATCCCTTTCCGCGTCAAACTTTGACCGAGCCAAAGAGCTACTGGAGAAGAAAATTGGAGACCAAGAAGAAGTTTAATCGGTCTCATTGCGGATGCTGCGGACAGGGGATTAGTCCTAAGATGATGTTCTGCGATGAGTGTAAGTTAATCTTTAATAAATTCGAGTCACTGTGGAGGCGTTATGAACAAAGACCCAGTAATGGTAGATCTTGATCGATACCTGGACGAGAGTGAGGAGGACTACATTAGTCCTGAAGACAGAGAACGCGATAGGCAAGAGTATCTAGCAGACCAAGGAGACTATGATGCGGATTGATCAGAACGAGCAGGGTAGTCCTGAGTGGTTAGCAGCCAGGCTAGGCATCCCTTCCGCGTCAATGTTTGCCAAGATAGTCACAACAAAAGGCATCTGGTCTGCATCGGCTGATGCCTATATCAATCAACTGGTCGCTGAGCGGTTGACAGGCGAGCGTGAGGAGGTTTTCCAGTCTCACCATATGCTTAGGGGTACGGAGTTAGAACCGGACGCTAGAGATTTGTACTCACTAATGAGTGACGCGGAGGTGACTGAGGTTGGGTTCTGCTTACACGACACTCTGTCAGCAGGGTGTTCGCCAGACGGATTGATAGGGGAGGAGGGTGGTTTGGAAATAAAAGCCCCTGCTCCTGCCACGCATGTGGAGTATTTGAGGGGTGGAGTACTCCCTTCTAAATATAAGCAGCAAGTCATGGGGTGTCTGTGGATTACAGGCAGGGAGTGGTGGGACTTTGTGTCCTATCACCCGACTATGAAACCTCTGATCGTTCGTGTTGAGCGTGATGAGGAGTACATCGCAGCATTGGAGAAGTGTGTGACCAAGGCTGTTAATTTGATCGAAGAGAATGTAGAAAAGTTTTTTAACTAAGGAGAAAGACATGAGTGATTATGATGATACTAACCGTGGGGCTTTATTCAAGAACGAAAGGAAAGAGATAGAGACTCACGCTGATTACAACGGGACGATCAATGTAGGCGGTCAGGAGTTCTGGTTAAACGCCTGGCTCAAAGAGTCCAAGGCAGGTAAGAAGTTCTTCAGTCTGTCAGTTAAGCCTAAAGAAGCTAGGCCAGTGTCTAACTCACCTGAGATTGAGCTAGACGACCTTCCATTTTAGTCAAACAGGGGGTGAAAGCCCCCTATTTTGAGGACAAGCAATGATTCACATTGGCAAGACAATACGCATAGCACACGAACAGGTCGGCATGAGGCATAAGGCTGTGGCAGATATGATTGACTGCCATAGTTCTAACTACTCTCACACTCTAGCCCAGGGAAACATGACCGTTCATAGGTATAAGCAAATCTGTGACGCTCTGGGTTTGACAATGGATCAGGTTTATAAGATAGGAGAACAGCATGCAAACGGATAACGAACTGAGGGATAGGCTAGAGAAGGACATACAAAAGTATCTGGGCAATGGAGGGAAGGTTACTTACTGTAAGCCCTTTGAGTTTTCCAATGGCAAGTCTTTAAATGAATCATCTTACTCCGCGTTCAATGAAAGAGAGGCTAAAAGGAATGGACGATCTAAATGAAGTTAAGGACATGGTAGGAGATATTCCGCAGGGAGAGTTTTGGGTGGTCAGTAATAAACAATCTCTTGATGCGTTCGTCTCTCACATCACCAAGCTTTACGAAGATAAGAAGTACGTCACCATCAAGTGGAAGGCAGGTAAGACCAGAACCTCGGCGCAGAACAACGCACTGCATGTTTACTGCCGTCTACTGGGTGAGGCTTTGAATGACGCGGGGTATGATATGAAGAAGACAGTCAAAGAAAGCGTAGACATCCCCTGGACGACAGACCTGGTGAAGCAGTATCTGTGGAAGCCTATTCAAGCTGTTGTTACGGGAGATGATTCAACCTCTATCGCGTCACGGGAGGATTACGACAAGGTACACGCTGTACTAAGC